AGCATTGGCGACAATGAGAAGCTATCGAATGTTCACGCGCTGTCGCACGGCTTCAAACACGTAAATGATCGAATTGCTAAATATATCGAACTGGCAATCTTTGAGGCCCGTAAGGAAGAAATTTCTGGCGAATACTGAAGAAGTCTCCGTACGAAGCATCATTTTTTTGCTCAACAACCAATTTTAAGCTTAGGATTTTTATAAATAGATGGAAGACGAACTTAGCAACAACTCCGAAATGGAGACTGCTACACTTAGCAATGAAGACATTTTGGCTCAATTTGAAGCCACATTGGACATGCCGGAAGCCTCTGATAATTCGGAACAAGCAGACGAACATGTTGAAGAACCGGACGCGGATGAAAACGCTTCCGAGACACCATCAGACGAACCGGTTTTCGAAATTGACGGGGAACAACTCCCGCTTTCCGAAGTCCGCAATCGGATGATGAGGCAAGCCGATTACACTCGGAAAACGCAAGAACTCGCTGAACAGCGCAAGGTTTACCAAGAAGCGCAGTTCGATAAGAACCAGTTGCGACTAGAGGCCCTTCAAGGAATTGAAGCGCTAAAGCAGCAAATGGCTATCGAATTCCGCCAGATGGAACAGCCTGATTGGGATTATCTCGTTGAGAATGACCCTGCTGAATTCCAGCGACAGCAGTATGTTTGGCAGAAGCGGGAAGCCGCTGTTCGCCAGATGTATGAAGCTGAAATGGCTCTTCGCACGCAAGCAGAAGCTTACGAGAAGGAACAGCATCAGCTTGCTATTCAGGAAAGCCATCAGCAGTTTATGCAGCGTTTCCCTGAAATGCGTGACCCGCAAAAGTCGGCAGAAGCACTTGGCGAAATCACCCAACTTTTGGTGGATAATGGTTTCACTAAGGAAGAAATTCAAGGTGTATCTGACTGGCGCATTGTCGGACTCCTTTATGAGCTAAACAAAGCAATGAAAGCTCAGAAGGTAATTCCGGAAGTCGTCGCCAAGATGGAGCAAAAGCCTGTCATTTCGCAGAAGCAGAATTCTTCGAAGGCAAGTGATGCTTACACTCGTGACTTCAACAAATTCAACAAAACCCGTAGCGGAAACGATGCAATCGCACTCATTTCCCGTTTGCTTTAACGCTCGAAACGAGCAAGTTCTAACGAAAAATAAGAGGTTCTAAAACCCATGCCTACGCTTACCACTACTAACGCAACTAACGTCCGTGAAGACCTTGGCGATATCATTTCGATGATTTCCCCGGAAGAAACTCCGTTCATCACTGCCATTGGCAAGACCAAGGCGACACAGAAGACTCACGAATGGCTTCAGGACGAACTTGCTGCTGCTAACAAGGACAACGCTGCTGCTGAAGGCGCTGATGCTGCTGATGCTACGCTTGCCGTTCCGGTTCGCCTGTCCAACCAAGCACAGATTTTCACCAAGACCGTTCAGGTTTCCGAGACGTTCGAAGCTTCGAACACTGCCGGTGCCAAGTCTGAACTCGCTCGCCAACTTATGAAGGCTGGCAAGGAAATCAAGCGCGACATGGAAGCCGCTTTCGTTTCCGAAAACGCGTCGGTATCTGCCGGTACACGCAAGCTCGGCGGCGCTTCCGCTTGGATCGTCACGAATGCCGACCACGGCGCGGGCGGCGCAACTGCTGGCTTCTCCGGTGGTCTTGTTGGCGCTGTAACTGCCGGTACGACCCGTGAACTTACCGAAGCCATGTTCCAAGACGTACTTGCGGGTGCCTATGCGGAAGGCGGCAACGTCACCACGGTTATTGCTCCCCCGTCGCTGAAGGCGAAGATCGGCACCTTTACCGGTGGCGCGACCAAGCAGCAGATGGCTGACAAGAAGACCGTTTCTGCCGGTGTTGACATCTATGACGGTGACTTTGGTACGTACAACATCCTGCCGCACCGCTTCATGTCGAGCACGACCGTAATTGCCTTCGATCCGGACCTTTGGAATCAGGCAGTTCTTCGCGGCATCAAGAAAAGTGAACTCGCCAAGACCGGCGACTCCAAGAAGTTCCAGCTTGTTGCCGAAGTCACTCTTGAGTGCCTTAACGAAGCTGGCAATGCCAAGGTTGCCGACGTTACGCCTACCGCCTAACGGTTAAGTTAAATTACCTTCGCTGATAAGAAACAATTATAAAAGGCGAACGGTTTAGGAAAGAGGCTCTGTCGGGCCTCTTTTTCTTTGCCAATTTCACGAGTCGTTCGCGGGCGAATTTCCCTAAATACATCAAAAAACAAACGGGGATTTACGTTGGACGACCTCAATTTAACAGTGGGTGATTTGATCACTCACGGAACCTTTCTGCTGAACGAAACGCCCGAATATTGGCAGTGGATCACCCGCGAAGGTGAACTAATGTTCGTTTGGGAAGAAATGAAGCCTCATGTCCTTCAGGCTCTTGTTGACCAAAACAAGCGGGAGGCAAACGCCTTCAGTAGGACGAGTTCACACGGACCTTCCGTGAAGGTCGCAAGTATTCCGATCATTCTCTTTTTTGAACTTCAACGGAAGGGCATTGCGAATGATCCGGTGGCAATTCGCCGCTTCTTGAACGACCCCGACAATGCGCATTTCCGCACGAATGATTGGAGGCTCTAATCATGACCTATGACGAGCTTCTTGAAACAATCACTTCCTACACGATCCGTGACGACATCCCGGTAACAACAATGATCCGCCTTGCCGAAGCGGCTCTTCGCCCTATTACCAAGCACTATCTTTCTGAAAAGATCGAAACGCTTTACGTCGTGGATGACATCGCCGAATTGCCGTCCGACTTCCTCGAAATTCGGGCAATCACCGGAGAAAGCGCACAGATTTACAAGCCTATTTCCCCATCCAACGCGAACGTTCTGGACGGGCAAGTTGGCTATTACCGCATTGGGGAAAGTCTCTCGTTTGTACCGTCCACGGGCGGTGAAGTAGATGACCAAGTCACGCTTGCCTATTGGTATTCGTTCCCGGCGCTGACTGCCGATCAGTCTAATTGGCTGTTTGACCGATTCCCGAACATCTATCTCCGGGCGGTTCTGAAGGAGTCGTTCCGTTGGCTGAAGGACATGGAAGGCGTCTCTATCGAAGATGCCGCCCTGAAGGAAGAACTCTCTTACCTGATGGAAGATGATCGTCGCGGACGGCAGACAGGCCCCATTATTTGGGAGTCCAGGTCTTGGCAGTAATCGACGTCCCGTTCACGAGCTTCACGCCCGATCTTCCCGCGCTCAACAATCCCGGCTTGGTGAAGGCGCACAACTGCGCCCCCGGTCTTGGTCCGACGCAAGGCACTATCACACCTTTGCCGTTGAAGTCGGCAAGTCTCTATTCGAACACGTCAATGGTTAGCCGCCCCCTTGGTTCTGCGATTGGGCAGGACCGGGACGGCAACGCGAAGGTCTACGGCGCTTGCGCCACGACGTTGTACAAACTTCTACCATCCACGAGGCAATGGACCGATATCAGCCGTGTTGGCGGCTATACGACCACCAACACTGAAAGTTGGAGGTTCGTGGAGTTCGGCAGTTTACAGATTGGCACGAACTACAACAACGAACCGCAATTCGTTGATATGAACGTTGATCTTCAGTTCGCCAATCTCACGACTTTGGTGAAAGGCAGGTACATCAACACGCACAAAGGTTTCGTCATTCTCGGCAATACCTATGACGCGATTGACGGTGCTGTTCCCTATCGCGTTCGGTGGTCTGGTATTGAAGCGCCGTCTGATTGGACGTTCTCAGCGGCAACCATGGCAGATTTCAACGATATCCATGGATTTGGCGCTATTCAGGCACTTGTAACGGACGACAGTTGCTACGTGATCCTTCAGCGCGGCATCGTTCAAATGTCGTTTGTTGGCGCACCATATGTCTTCCAGTTCACGGACCGCGTAGTTGGCAAGGGATGTTCCGTTTCGCAGTCCGTAACCACGGTCGAAGGCAAACACTTTTTCTTGTCTGATGATGGCTTCTATAAACTTGAGCAAGGCAATTTGACACCAATTGGTATCGGCAAAATCAACGAATGGTTTCTTGATACCGCCGACCTTACCCAAGCTCATTTGATGACGGTTGCCGC